CGAAATCGCTTATGACAAAGCCGAACTCCGGTCAATCACGCGATCATTCAAAGCGATGTCCGATGAAGGTATCGAAGCCGCCAAGCGTGAATCCTCAGCCCTAGCAGAATTCTTACAGCTTAAAGTCAGAGAGACAGCGCAACGGCGAACCGTATCCGGAGCGGCTGTTCGGCGCGTTGCCGAAGGATCAAGGGTTGCGAAGTCGTCCAAGATCGGGGAAGTCTCGTTCGGCTTCGCGGCTCAAAAGTTCTCCGGTGGTGGTACAACTCAAAAGTTATGGGCTGGACTTGAATTTGGTTCCAACAAATACAAACAATTTCCAAGACGCACTCCAAGACTCGGCGGCGGATCTGCCGGATATTTTATCTATCCAACACTCAGGTCGATCCAGCCGGAGCTAATCCAGAAATGGGAATCGGCGTTCGATCGTATCTTGAAGGAGTATGACTAATGGCTGGCTCACGCACACTCAAACTCTCAATCCTTGCGGACACAGCCGATCTCGTTAAGGGTCTAAAGAATGCCGAGGATACTTCTAGCACATTCGGCGACAAGCTAGGCGGCGCGTTCAAAGCTGTCGGAGTAGCTGCCGCCGCCGCTGGAGCGGCAATCGGTGCGTTGGCGATCAAGTCTGCCGTTGATGGAGTCAAGGCGGCTCTTGATGATGAAAAGGCTCAAAGAATTCTTGCTCAAACTTTAGAAAATACAACAGGAGCGACAAACAATCAGATCGCGGCTGTTGAAAGTTACATCACACAGACATCTCTTGCCGTAGGCGTTACCGATGACAAATTGCGTCCAGCTTTCAGCCGACTCATAAGATCCACAAAAGATACAGAGGAAGCCACAAAGCTCTTAAATCTTGCTCTTGATATTTCTAGCGCAACAGGAAAGCCACTTGAAGCAATCGCGAATAGTTTAGGCAAGGCTTACGATGGCAACACAAATGCTCTCGGTAAATTAGGTCTAGGTATTGATCAATCAATTCTAAAAACAAAAGATTTCGATTTGGTATATAACACTTTGAAAACATCTTTCGCTGGTTTTTCGGCTAATGAAGCACAAACTTTTCAAGGTCGTCTTGATCGATTAAATGTGGCTTTCGATGAAGCAAAAGAAACTATTGGATTCGCACTCTTGCCACAATTAGAAAAACTTTCAAAATTTATGACAGATTCAGGCGTTCCGGCTCTCAATGCTTTTGTCGCCGGACTTACCGGACAAAAAGGCATTTCAGTCGCCACCGAATACGCTGGACGACGGATCGATTCATTTGAGCCTAAGATTTCAAATGTTGAAAAAGCCGCCAATCTTGCCGGAATAAAAGTTTCGGACTTAGGCGCGCGGATTGGAAAACTATTTTCAAGCGTTGACGAATTAACAGGCGGCAAAGGTAACGCACTAGAAGGATTCGCAAAGACTCTAAACGCAATCACTTACGCCGCGAATGCCGTCGCGACAGCCGTTCAAGCTGTGGTCAATGCGCTCGCGGCAATTAAAAGATTTTTTGAGAATCCAATTCAACTTCAAACCGGATTTCAGAAATTTCTAGAATTCTTAACAACCTTGCGAAAGTCTCTTGTTGGAGATTTCACAGCTCCGAATGTTGCGCCACAATTTAGCGCAAGACGGTCATCTTTTGAGACGGCGGCGATGGACACAGCGGTTCAAAATATGGCAACGACGACAGGATCTTTCGTCCCGGATCTTGGACTTAGCGGAATCTCGGCATTTGATGAACAACTCCGAGCATTCTTGGGACAGCCTTCCGGGATTACAAACAACATCACCGTCAACGGTGCGATCGATTCAGAATCCACAGCTCGTCAGATCGTGGATCTCTTGAATGAATCCAATCAGCGCGGAACACTTGGCGGAGCCGGGATTCTAGTGTGACAAGCTGGTCTCCCGAATGGCGTGTCTTAATTAACTCGGTCGAATACACCGGAGTAACTCTTTCCAATTTATCGATCAACAGCGGTCGAACCGACATCAATGTTCAGCCGATCGCCGGGTTCTGCTCAATCGATATTCTCAACACAGATCAGTCAGCGATTACCGTTGAGATCAATGACGGTCTTACAATCGAAGTCCAAGACTCAACAGCAACCTATGTCCCGATATTCGGCGGCGCGGTCTCTGATGTCGGTATCGAGGTCGCAAGGTCTGGATCTACCGGATATACACAAGTCACTCGGGTCGTGGCTCTTGGAGCCCTTGCGCGGCTTCCAAAGGCTACAACTCTCGGAGTCTTATCTCACGATTTCGACGGCGATCAGATTTACACAATCCTCTCAGCTTTACTTCTTGGAACTTGGAACGATGTCCCGGCGGCACTTACTTGGGACGCCTACGATCCGACGATTGACTGGAACAACGCCGAAAACAACGGACTCGGTGAGATTGACACTCCGGGCAATTTCGAACTACATCAAAGAAGCTCATCGCTTACCGATGTTTATTCACTTGTCGCAGGACTCGCCAGTTCGGGTCTTGGTTATCTTTACGAGGACAGTTCCGGTCGGATTTCCTACGCCGACTCCGATCACCGGACGACTTATTTCGCCGCGAATGGATACACAATCCTTTCGGCTAACGAAGCCCAAGCGGTCGGAATTAAATTGGCAACACGAGCCGGAGATATTAAGAACGATGTGGCTCTTACTTATGGCAACAATTACGGCTCGGAAGTAACATCGTCTGACGCTGTATCGATCGCAACTTATGGAACACTCAAAGCAATCGTCAACACGACCGTCCGGGGTACGGTTGACGCACAAGCCCAAGCCGATCGATACATCGCTCTCAGGGCTTATCCACAAGGAAAACTGGATCGGATCACTTATCAGCTAGTCAATCCCGAAATCTCTGACGCAGATCGGGACGCGTTGATTTCGATATTTATGGGGCTCCCAATACAGCTTGACGATCTGCCGCCAAATATGAACGACGGACAATTTCAAGGATTTGTCGAAGGCTGGTCATTCCAAGCCAGCTTCAACACTCTCACGATTTCGGTCAATGTCTCACCACTCGCATTCTCAACGGTTGCGATGAAATGGGACGATGTCTCAGCGTCCGAAATCTGGAACACCCTATCCGCTACAATGACATGGGACGAAGCTACGATCGTCGCATAAGAAAGAAGGAAAATGGCAACGACAACCAACTTTGGTTGGACAACACCGAATAACACCGATCTCGTCAAAGATGGCGCGTCCGCGATCCGAACTCTTGGCGACGGTGTCGATACATCTTTCGTCTATCTTAAAGGCGGAACGACTGGACAAATTCTGTCCAAGACTTCGGGAACCGATCTCGCTTACACTTGGGTCAATAATGATCAAGGCGACATCACAGCCGTAACAGCCGGAACCGGAATCTCAGGCGGCGGCACTTCTGGAGCCGTAACAATTACTAACTCAATGGCAACAACGATCGACGCTAAAGGTGATTTAATTGGCGGAACTGGCGCGGATACTTTTGCTCGTCTAGCCGTTGGCGCTAATGACACAGTTTTAACAGCCGACAGCACGGCGGCAACCGGAATGAAATGGGCGGCGGCGGCTGGCGGTGGAAGTATGACTCTACTTTCCACAACTACTCTTTCAGGTACTCCAACAATCAGTAGTATAAATCAAACTTACAAAGATCTGTATTTTCTTTGCTTTGGATTTACTAACACTACAACCGGAGACACCGTATTTATTCCAAACAGTATCCAACTATTGGTTGATCTTGTTATTACGGCAAACAGCAACACAGCCGCCGCGACCGAAGTAAAAACGGCGGATAATATACAATTTAATTTATCGGCTAATCGGCAAACCGCCGCTAGTGCCGTCAATTTTTTTGCGCTGACAATTAAAGACTACGCTTCTACCGGAAACCGAAAAGTATGGAATATTTCTGGCACATATACAGCGGCAAGCGGCAGAGTTAATTTTCAATCACAAGGAAGCATTAACACAAATAACGCAATTACAGAAATGTTTATTGCGCACTCGGTCAGCGGATTTACCGCCGGAACAGTCGAAATGTACGGAGTGAACTAATGACTAACGAAATGAAAATAATTCACAACTCATCAACCGGTGAAATCATCGAACGCGAAATGACAGACGCGGAAGCCCTAGAATTAAAAACTTTTAGGGAATTAGCGGCAAAAAAAGAAGCAGAAGCAAAAGCCGAAGCCGAAGCAAAAGAAACAGCTAGAGCCTCAGCACTTGCCAAACTTGCCGCGATTGGACTTTCGGCGGACGAGATCGCTTCTCTTTAATGTATCCGCAAGGATCGGCGCAACGCTTGATCGAAGTCGCAGTCGCAGAAGTCGGCTACATTGAGCAGGGTGAAAATCTGACCAAGTACGGAAAACACACCGGAGCCGATGGCTTGCCTTGGTGTGGTTCTTTCGTGATGTGGTGCGCTAATGAAGCCGGGGTCAAGGTTCCCAATGTCGTCTCAACTCTTGCCGGATCTAAGAGCTACAAAGTCAAAGGAAATTGGCATGAGACACCCAAGCGCGGGGATCTGGCGTTCTTTGATTTCCCGGACGATAAAGTCTTTCGAATCTCACACATCGGAATCGTGATCAAAGCTGACAAAGATGGCGACGGTTGGATCACTACAATCGAAGGCAACACATCAGGATCAGGAGACCAACGCAACGGCGGAATGGTTATGATCAAACAGCGTCAATACACAACCGGCGGATCAATCGTCGGATTCGGGAGACCAAATTTCGCACCGTCGGAATTGGACTTTCCACTTATTCCGCCAAAGGTTGCGAAAGTAAAGGAGAAAAAATGACCAAAGTGAAGGAACTTCTAGTCTCTTGGCTCCGAAGCTCTCTCGCCGGTGGCTTGGCTGTTTACATGACAGGCAACACCAATCCAAAAGATATCGCGATGGGTCTCGTTGCCGGAATCGTTCCCGTGTTGATTCGATTCTGTAACCCGAACGACGCAACATTCGGAATCGCTAAGAAGTAATGTCAATCGGCGAATGGACGGCAATTGTCGGACTGGTCATTTCGGTTCTTGCTGCCGTCTATGCGTCAACAAAAGTCATCGTCCGATCGGTAATGGCAGAGCTCTCGCCTAATGGTGGAGCGTCGATGAAGGATCAAATCAATCGGATCGAGAATCGCGTGGATTATCTGTATCAGATCCTATCTTTCGGTATCGACACGCCGAGACACACCGAGATCGTTGACAAGGTAGGCGAGTAGCGCGGACACTTAAAACAGATCCGACGACAACGGATCAAGGGAGCAAGAATGTTAGGAAATATCGCGTTCGCAATTATGGTACTTATTTACACAGGACTCACATTCGGAGTCGCTGTCCTAGCGTGGTCTAAAGGCTATAACACCGGGCGAGCCGAAGCCGTTGGCAAGATCGAGCGTCGTCTTAGAGCTGTCAAATGATTCGCAAGGCGACTCCTGGAGTCTGGTGCGATTACTGTAAAGCCGAACACGGAAAGGACAAGTCCGGAGAATGGAAAGTCAAAGCCAAGAAACAAGCCGATTGGACGATCGAAAAAACACGCAAGGGATCAAACTCCGATCGTCATCTCTGTAATGCTTGCGCTTACTATGTGAGCGAAAATGGCACATTTACAATCTGGGATCAAGTCAAATCCATTCAGCCAATTCAAGGGAGCCTAAATGTTTAATCTGTCCGAATACACCACAGTCGCCGAGAGAATCAAATTATTCTGGGGTCTCTACCCTGACGGAAAGATCGTCACTTCAATCATCGAAGCAACTCACACACGGTTCATCGTCAAAGCCGAACTCTGGCGAACCGAAGCCGATCCGGCTCCATTCGTTACCGGACACGCCAACGAAGTGATCTCAGAGCGTGGAGTGAACCGGGATTTCGCACTAGAGAATTGCGAGACTTCGGCGATCGGTATCGCGTGTAAGAATGCCGGGATTGGAACTGAGAAGCATTCCATCTCTCGCGAGGAAGCTGAGAAGGTTGAACGCGTCAAGGCTGGTCAAACAACACCGAACGACAATCTTTGGAATGTCGATCAAGCGATGACGGAGATCACGACGAAGCTTGGCGGTGAGATCCTTGCCGATGAGCCCGTATGTGCTCACGGTCGAATGACACGCAAGAAGGGAATTAGCTCGAAGTCTGGTCTGCCTTATTCCGGGTGGACTTGTCCAGAAAAAAATCGGGACGCTCAATGTGCCGCTAAATGGGACAATCAATGACAACTACAAAGCCAACCTATAACGATCTATTGAAAATTCAAATACATATGGGAATTGCGATCTCAAATATCGCCGTCCTACACACAGCGAGCGAAGGAGAAAAGGTGTGCTCCGAATGTAATGTCAAAGATCCGTGTCTGACGATTACGATGATCCGCGATCAGCTAAAACACATTGACCCGGTTGTCAAAAGGTTAGGTCATGACGGGATACCCGATGGCAGGGCTTGAAATGTTCTTTCCCGATCGATCAGCTCTCAAATTTACGGACGACGGAGTGACAGAAGCCGACTGGCTTAACTGTGACGGCTGTAATAAACCACAGCTAGTCAACGGCGGAATCATCTCGGATCAAGTGTTCGTCTGCGCTAAATGCCGAGTCATCGATTGATCAAGATCCCAATCTCTAGGGACGAGGAGTGGCTCTGTCTTTCCACAGCTTACAAAAGGATCGGGCGGCTGGACTTTTCGCCAGATCACGAAAGCCGAAAAGATAGGGGCTTGTCTCTCTTTGAATATGTGATTCAGATGTCACAGTCAATCGGAGCCGAGATCGCTGTCGCTCGATACTTTACGATCCCGGACTTCAAACCGACGATCGACACATTCAAGCACGAAGCTGATGTCGGATCTCAAATAGAAGTAAAGTGGACACTCTGGCAAGACGGACACTTAATTCTCAACGGATCAGATCGTCCGCAAGATGTGGCGATCTTGGTTGTCAATAAAGCTCCGAACTATGTTCTCGCCGGGTGGATACCGATCGCGAT